ATTGACGCACTATGGGAAGCAACTAAATATAAATTATAATAATATGAGAGAAATAAAATTTAGACATTATTATCCAAAACAATTAGAAAATAGTAATTTTGTTTATACAGATGGATATGATGACAAATTTGAAGTAATAGGAAACATTTATGAAAATAAAGATTTATTAAAATAACAATATGACTAAATTTGAGAAACAAATATTAGAGAAGTTGGAAGAGAGAACTTCTTTAATCAAAACAAGAAAGTATGTTAAGAAATCTTTAGAACTTGAGAATCACAATTTCAAGATTAATTCTACTGGTTGGAAGAAGATAACTGTTGAGGGTAGAAGCTATTTAGAAAATCCTAAAAAAGATATTTGGGAAATGCTAGAAAAAGAATACAGAGGAGAACAATTATTTACCTATGATGCTATGATGAGGGAAACAAAGAAAAGAGGTAAGAGAGTTCCTAGTGATGAAGAGTTTGATGAGTTATTAGAAGAAAAAGAAGATTTAAAGAATATCGTATTATCTGGCTACCGCCGTACTAGTGGTTCGTTCTACGACCTGGGTTCATTCCTGTACTTATGGTCGTCTACTCCCAGTGGTTCGTCCAATGCCTGGAGACGGCTCATCCGCACTTCTTACTCTACTGTCTACCGCTATGCGGGCAATCGTGGCTACGGCTTTAGCGTTCGTTGCCTAACTGATAAATAATATGATTAGAGTAGGACTTGGATTATTAATCTTATTAATAGCAGCAATAGCATTAGCCATTGTATTTCCACCTATACTTATAGTATATCTAGTAATAATAGGCTTTGCTTTGTTAGATAAATAAAATGAATGGACATATAAAAGAAAACTTAGCTATGTTTAATTTAATAGCAGAATCAATAACACAATGCTTTGGCAGAATACACCAACACACTATGGAGCATATAGAAGAGAATAAAGAGTTTCTTAAATCTAACCTAGTAAAGATGTGGTGTGACTGTTCAGATAACTTTGAGCCAAAAAAGCTACAAAAACTATACGAACAACATATAAAATTTTATTATAAACACTATGAAATGCTTGAGTTGCAAACAACCCATAAAAGATTACCTTTGGAAGAGAAAAGTATTCTGCAATGGTAAATGCAGGAAAGATTACTATAAAAAGTTTAATAATCAATACAAGAGGGTTTTATCAATAAGAAAACAACTAAGGTTTTATGAGGGTATGGAATATCAACACAGGATGACTTGTAAAGCCTACGATGATTTAGTTTGTAAGTTAGATTGCTTAATAAAGGAAATGGTGGACAACTGCTGGAAAACATAGTTTGAAAAGTTTAAATAAATAGTATATAGTAATAATACAATAGAATATAGCCATCCTAAGAGGGTGTTTGCAAGGCTCTTTTGTGAGACATTTATTAGAAGAACTTAACCGTTCTATAGTTTATGGACTCGCATTGATTTGGATTAGTCTAAATCAGAGCTTTACAAATGCTCTTTTTTTTGAGCTTTGTATAGAAAGTGTAAAACAGCTGATTGTAAAAAAACATATTATGTTAACAATCGGAGCAAGTAATAAATACACAAAAGCATAGAAGGTGTAACCCTCTTTTGTGCTATACAAATATGAAGATAAAAGATACTAACAATGGAATAACTATTGATTTAGAAAGAGAGTTTATGAATAGAGGGGAGATTTTAGTATATGATAAAGGCAATACTAAAAAATCTAAAAGTAAAAACTCTAATAAGAATAATAAGAGAATGTAATTACTTAATATATAGGAAAAGAAATGTCAAAGAAAAAAGCAACAAAAGAAAGTCCAATAAAGATGGGGCAGGAATATTTTTCAAAAGAAGAGCTTAACGGTATGAGCTCTAAAGAATACAATAGATTAGATAACAAGTATTCAGTAAATAGCAAACTAACTTTTACAATGTCAGATACGCCTTACTTTAATTACGATAAAGTGTTTGGTAAAAAGAAATAATATGAGTGAAAACAAAATGGGAAGACCAACATTAATGACAGAAGCCACAGTGAACAAATTAGAACAAGGATTTGCTATGGGTTTTAGTGATGAAGAGGCTTGTTTTTACGCTAATATTAGCAAACCTGTGTTATATAATTATCAAAAAAAACATACAGACTTTGTTTACCGAAAAGAAGCACTTAAAAGTAATCCAAAATTATTAGCTAAAACAAACATATATAATGCTTTAAAAGAAAATAAGAAAGTAGATGATAGCAAATGGTACTTAGAAAGAAGGGATAAAGAGTTTAATAACAAATTAGATATAACTTCAGGAGGGAAACCATTATATATGCCAAGTGAATTAATAGATAAATATGATATTACACGAGAAGCAAAAGCTGATAGTAAAATCGGAGAAGAGATTTAGAGTAGCAATTACTGGTAGAAGATTTGGAAAGACTATTGTAGCTATAAATGAATTACTAGGTAAAGCATTCTTCACTGAAAATGGATTAGTAGCTTATATAGCTCCTACTAATGAAGATGTAAGAGATATTATATGGAGAGAGTTAAAGAAGCTAGCAGAGCCAGTAGCAATTAATGTAAATGATGTAAGAATGGAAATAGAGATAAGGAATAAGTTTGGAGGAAAGAGTTTAATTAAAACAGCATCTTGGCAAAGTATTATTGATAAAGGAAGATTAAGAGGACAGAAGTTTCACTTTCTAGTAATGGATGAAGTTAGTTCTTTTAAGAATTTCTGGGTAGGTTGGGAAGAAGTAATAAGACCTACACTTACAGATTATAAAGGTGGAGTATTATTTATTGGAACACCTAAAGGATATAATCATTTCTATGACCTTTATAACATAGAAGCAACAGACGATGATTTTAAAAGTTTTAAGTTTACCAGTTATGATAATCCTCATATACCATCAGATGAAATAGATAAAGCTAAAACTCAGATGAGTCCGAATAGATTCGCTCAGGAGTATATGGGAGAGTTTAAAAAGATGGAAGGATTAGTTTATCCAGAGTTTAATAGAGACCTACATTTAATAGGAGATGGTGAGTTAAATAAGATAAGAACAACAGAAATAAGATTAGGAGTAGACTTTGGATATACCAACCCAGCATCAATATTAAAAATAGAACAAGATTATGACGCAAGATTCTATGTAACAGACGAATTTTATAAAACAAAGCAATCAACTGAACAGTTAATAGAAGTATGCAAAACATTTAAGCCAAATAGAATATATCCAGACTCAGCAGAGCCAGACAGAATACAAATGATGAGAATGGCAGGACTAAATGTTCTTCAGACTTCAAAAGATATAGTAGCTGGCTTAGATGGAATAAGACAATTATTCTTACAAAATAGATTATTTATACATAAAAAATGTAAAAACTTAATAGTAGAGTTAGAAACATATAGATATCCAGAGAAAAGAACAGACTCTAATGAGAAAGAACTACCAGTAAAAGAAAATGACCACGCTTGTGATGCACTGAGATATGCTCTATATCCAGTAATAAAGCAAGGTATTAATAACTCCGCTAAAATATTTATACCAAAATTATGAATTTAGTAGTAGAACCTATAATAGGTAAAAAAAACGAAACATTAGACAGTCCATCTAATTACAGACCAGATGAAGATATTAGAGATAGACTAGCTAATTTAAAGTCTCATTTTACTGTAGCAGACACTATATTTAGTTCTTCTTATGAAGAATTTAATGATAGAAGTTTAATAGATTATCAAAATGATTGTCAAAAGATATTTAATAACTACACAGAACCAAAATCTAATGACCCAGCAGAGAGTTGGAAATCAACTGTTAAAAGAGGTTTATCAAGAAATAAAGTTATATCAATAGCAGCACATATAACATCTACAGTTCTTTATCCAAATATAATTGCTCAAAACCAAGAAGATAGCCAAGATGAAGAAGCAGCAATGATTATGAGAGACTTAATGGAATGGAGCTGGGAAGAATCAAAATACGCTAGAGTTTTTATAAATACAGTTATAGCAGCTCTTGTTAATCCAGCAGCTATAATATATGAAGGATACAATGAAGTTAAAAGACCTTTTAAAATAATAAAAGAAGATGGTAGCTGGAAAGAAGAGGAGATGATTGATGATGTTTATTCAGGCTTTCAAAACTTAGTAGTTCCTGTTGATGAGTTATATATAGGAAACTTCTATGAAGAGAACATACAAAAACAACCATTTCTTATATGGAAAAAATACATAGATTACGAAGCAGCTAAGATTAAGTATGGGAATAACAAAAACTTTAATGATTATGTTAGACCTGGAATAAGAACATATTATAATGATTCAGAAGATACTTTCTATGAACAATATGATGAGAGCTTTGAAGATAGATTAGTAGAGGAAATAGTTTATTATAATAGATTTGCTGACTTAGAACTAAGAATAGTAAATGGAATATTACTTGATGAACCAAATAGACCAATGCAAAGGAAAGATAAAAGATATCCTTTTGCTAAGAATGGTTATGAAAAAATAGATGAAGGTAAATGCTTTTATTATAAGTCTTTAATAGATAAGCTAAAAAATGACCAAGAAGTATTAGATAAGCTATATGAATTAATTGTTAATGGAACATATCTACAAGTAATGCCTCCTTTAGCAAACTTTGGTTCAGAATCAGTAAATAGTAATGTAATAATACCTGGAGCAACAATAAACTTTCAAGACCCTCAAGGTAAATTAGAACCAATAGGAACAAATAGAGACTTAGCTTCAGGATTCAATGCTCTTCAAATGGTAGAAAACTCTGCTAATGAAGCATCTCAAGACCCAATGCAATCAGGACAATCTCCTAAAGGTTCACAAACAGCATTTGAAATAGCAAGATTAGAACAGAATGCTAAAACTATATTAGGTTTATATGGAAAGAGTATTATAGAATTAGTAGAAGACTTCGGAGAGCTAAGACTTAAAACAATACTTGAAAAGATGCCTATATCAGAAGCTAGTAGTATATTATCATCATCTGGAAAGATTAAGTTTAAAAGCATTATTGTTTCAGATAGAGAAGTAGATGGTAAAAAGAAAGCAAGAAGAATAGACTTTACAGACAGTGAAGATATAGAAAATACAGATGTATATGATTTATACGAAGAAGAAAATAAGAAGAATATGAGCATTGCTAAAGTAAATGTAGAATTATTTAAGAAGTTAAATTATAAAGTAAAAGTAAATCCTGACTTTGTTCAACCAAATAGTAAAGCTGTTCAGAAAGCACTTAATCTTGAAGCCTATGATAGAGCGATAGTAAATCCACTTATAGCTCAAAACCCAGAGAAATTAGCTAAAGTAACTAGAGACTTCTTATTTAAGAGTTATGTAGAAGGAAAAGAAGATGAATATATAGGAGATGAAATGGGTGATATGATGAAGAATTTAGGTATGGGAGGTAAAACTACTAATAATGTTAATCAAATGGCTAATGTAGGAGTTAGAGGTATGAAAGAAGCAGCCGTATAATTATATGAAGAAACTATTATTAAATTGGATATTAAAGAATAAGTTTAAAGCATTAACTGAAAAAGCAGTAATAGATTGGTCTAAAATGAATGAAACAGACCAAAAAGTATATATAGAGCAAGCAAAAGCAATAAAAGAAATGAAACTGTTCGGAGATTTAATGGAGCATCTAAAATATGCATCACAAGAGACTATGTTTAATAAGTCAAAGAGTTGGGATGATATGTATTTTGGAAAAGCAATGTTATATTCAGTAGACTTAATGGAGCAGTTCATTAAAACATTGTCCGCAAGGAAATTAAAATAAAAGCGAGAACGGCTTTATAGGGTATTAATCAAGGCTTGAGCAACCTAAAACAGCTCTAAAAATGTTAATACGCTAATAACTGTTTTAAAACGTATGAAAGAATACACAACGCCAGGTATCAAAGACGAGAAGACAAAAGAAATGATACTTGAAAAAGAAGGACTAAAATCAGTCGAAAAAAAATCTGAGGAAGACACCTCTATAAACGAAGATGAAAAAAAGACTGAAGAGAAAGAGGAATTTAACTATAAAGAAGAGTTAGAAAAACTAAGAGAAACTACTCAAAACTACAAAGAGGGAATGATGTCAGCTAAAGCTAAGCTGAAAGAACTCAAAAAAGAGGAGGTAGAGGAAGAAGAGGAAAACCTAGACCTATCATCTGTGGTAGAAGAGCTTGATAAAAGGCAACAAAAAAGAGAGCAAGAACGATTAGTTATTCAAAACAAATCTTTAATAGAAGATACTCTTTCAAATCTAACTTCTAATGAAGATGAAAAAGAATTAGTTAAATGGTTTTATGAAAATAAAATCAATAAAACTGGCTCTGATTTTAAATCAATAAAAGAAGACTTAGAGATGGCTCGTTTGTTAGCCAATAAAGGACGCTTAGAAAAAGAAAACTCTACTTTAAAAGATGTTCTTACTAATAAACAAACAACTAGCACTTCACCAGAATTTTCTGGAGAAAAGATTAAGTCTAAAAAATCTAATTTATCTGATGCTGATAAAAGTTTTATATCTAAAGTAAACTCAAGAAGATTAAAGCAAGGATTAAAACCATTAAAAGCAGAAGATTTTAACTAAAAATATGGCAAAAGGAGATGTAAGAATTTATAAAAATCCTTATAACAGTTTACCAACTGTAACTGTTAAGGTTGACGACAGAACTACTACTTCAGACACCGCTATCTATGCTGGAGAACCAGTAAAGATTTACGGAGCTGAAGGAGGAAACTACGCCACTCATTTAGCAACAGCAGAACCAGTTATTGGCACTGATATCGTATTAGGTATTACTGCATCTGATTCAACTGAAACTTCAACAGTAAATGGAGAAGTAGAAGTATACTTACCATTACCTGGAGTAATTTACGCTTGTAAAGCTACTACACCTGCTAACTTAGCAGAAGGAGTTTTACTAGACACAGTTACTTTTGATTTAAGTGGTACTACTTATACTGTAGACGAGGATGAAGGAACTGATGAAAATGCTCACGGATTAAGAATTCTTGGATATGATTCAGATACCGAAGAAGTATTTTTCACATTCAAAGATGGTGTTACTATGTTTGGAAATTTAGTATAATTAATTAATTAAAAAAATATATGTATTCAAGTTCGTTAAATCCAAATGTTGTCAAAACCGCCTTAGATGACGTGTTTATGCAACAATGGAATGGTGAAACAAGACCTGGTTATGTTAATGCTTTATCAGGAATTGTGTTTAACCAAGAAGGTATGGACTCCGCCGCTGAGATTCAAGAAATCTTTAAAGGAGTTGGAGAATGGTCAGAAAGAACAGAAGAAGAAGAAGTAGCTTCATCTGACCCTAGAATTACTAATCAGAAGACTTTAAATGCAATTAACTTTGCAAATAGTGTAGATATTCCTAAAAACTTTTATGATGATTCAAAGCACGGTGCTATTGATAAAATGATGGAAGATTTTGGAAGAAAAGCTAGAGTTACTAGAGATAAAAATGCTTTCGCAGTATATAGAGATGGTTTTGACACCACTACTACTGCTGACGATTCTTATTTATTTGCTAATGACCACACTACTATCTCAGGAGCTACTGTAGATAACTTAGGAACTGCCGCTATATCACCTGATTCTTTAAATGACGGTATTACTAAATTAGGAGAACAAAAAGACCAAGCTGGTGTAATTATGGGTTCAACTCCTAAAACTTTATTAGTTCCAATGGCATTATATAAATCAGCTTGTGAAATAGTTGATTCTGAATTACTAGCAGATTCTGCTGACAACAATATCAATGTTTATTCAAGTAAATATGGTATTTATGTAGCAACTACTCCTTATTTAGGAGCTGCAGCTGGTGGTTCTGATACTGCTTGGTTCTTACTAGGAGATAATAACGCTATTACTAGATTTGAAAGACAAGGAATTCAAACAGACTTAGTAGATTACAAATTCCAAAGAAACAACACTTATATTTACAAAGGTGAATTCAGAGAAGTTGTTGGTGCTTGGGATTATGTAGGTGCTTGGGCTTCAACTGGATTAACATAAAAAACTAACAATGAGAGTTAAGAGTTGACTTAGCTTATGCTAAAGGTAAAGAAATTATACATATCTTAACTCTCTAATAAGAATATATGGCTACACATTTTAAAGGACCAGTAGACAGTGAAGAGGGCTTCAGTGTTAATGGCACAACTGTTATTGACGAGAATGGAGAAATCTCATCTTCTGTTGAAGGTCCAAAACAATTTGTAATTATGAAACCAGACGTTGCTGTAGATAGCGTTGTTGCTGCTGAAGATATTTCAGGTGGTGGAACAGTTACTTGTTCTTTAGCAAGAACAATCTTGGATACTCCAAGAAACTTACTATATACATTAACAGATGCCGCAAGTGATACTTTAACTGGTATCTTCACTGTAGTTGGTACAGACCAATTTGGTGTTGCTGCTACTGAGGTTACTGGAGTTGTAACACAGGCAACTGCTGTTGCAGGTACTCAGATTTTTAGCACAATTACTAGTGTTAAAGTTGCATTAACAAATGCAGCTGCTAGTGATACTGCTGACGTTGGTGTAGCTGTTGCTGCTGACGTTGCATCATTTGGTTTACCAGAAGCAATCAGTGCAATTACTGATGTAAAAAACATTAATTGGATTGATTCAGGT